TTACAGATGCTACTGATAATGCTCAATCTCGCAATACATCATATGCTGCTACTTACTGGCCTTGGGTGTTTATTCAGGATCCAGCTACAGGAAAACAAGTGTTTGTACCAGCTTCAACATTAATCCCTGGAGTATATGCTTACAATGATAAAGTAGCTGCTCCTTGGTTTGCACCTGCTGGTATTAACCGTGGTGGATTAGGTAACGTATTAAAAGCAAAACTAAAATTATCTCAAGGTGATAGAGATGCTTTATATGAAGCCAACGTTAACCCAATTGCTACATTCCCTAGAACAGGGGTATCAGTGTTTGGACAGAAAACCTTACAGAAAGGAGCCTCTGCTTTAGATAGAGTTAATGTAAGACGATTGATGATTGAATTAAAAGCATACATTTCTCAAGTTGCAGATACTTTAGTATTTGAACAGAACACAATTACTACAAGAAACAACTTCTTAAGCCGAGTAAACCCATACCTAGAAGCTATCCAGCAAAAACAAGGTTTATATGCGTTTAGAGTAATCATGGATGAAACTAATAATAGCCCAGATGTAATTGATAGAAATCAGTTAGTTGGCCAGATTTATGTTCAACCATCTCGTACAGCAGAATTTATAGCACTTGATTTTATCTTATTACCTACAGGAGCTCAATTCCCAGGATAAAAGGTTGAAAAGTTAAATATGTATAACAAAACAAAACAATAAAATAAAATGGCAATTCTAGATCCGAACGAAATATTTTACACAGCGTTTGAACCAAAACAAACCAACCGTTTTATCCTCTATATTGATGGTATTCCTTCATATATGGTAAAAGGAATGGGCGCTGTTACTTTAGAACAAACTGCAGTTGCTCTTAATCACATCAACGTTCAACGTTTTGTGAAAGGAAAAACAAAATGGAGCACTATCCAGTTTACATTGTTTGATCCTATTACACCATCAGGTGCACAAGCAGTAATGGAATGGGTTCGTTTACACCACGAATCTGTAACTGGTAGAGATGGTTACTCTGATTTCTATAAAAAGGATCTTACTTTCAACATCCTAGGACCAGTTGGAGATATCGTTTCTGAATGGGTAATCAAAGGTGCTCTTATCACTAACGCTGCATTTGGAGATTACAACTGGGATGACGACGGAACAGCATCTAACATCACAATGACAGTCCAGCCAGACTACTGTGTATTAAACTTCTAATATTTTACCTTTATTTTTTAGAGAAGCTTGCCTAGTTTAGGTAGGCTTCTTATCTTTTCATATATTTATATATGGTAAATAAAGTTATAACAAAATACAATTTATGAGTGAATTTAAAATCCCAACCGAAACAATTGAATTACCTTCAAAAGGTTTACTTTATCCTGAAGGATCTGAATTAGCTAAAGGAACAGTTGAAATGAAATATATGACGGCACGTGAAGAAGATATTCTCACAAACCAATCATATATTCAAAAAGGAGTAGTATTAGATAAACTAATGAAATCCCTTATTGTTTCTAAAATTAACTATGATGAGCTTTTAATTGGAGACAAAAATGCTATTATGGTAGCTGCTCGAATTCTAGGATATGGTAAAGATTATACTTTTGATTATTTAGGAGAAAGCTATACAGTAGACCTATCAACCTTAGAAGCAAAACCACTCCACTCAGAAATAGAGTCACGTAAAACAAATGAATTTGAATATGTTTTACCCCACTCGGGTAACCGTGTAACGTTCCGCTTTTTAACACATAAAGATGAACAGGACATTAACCGAGAACTAGAAGGACTTAAGAAAATTAATAAAGATTCATCACCAGAATTAACTACAAGACTAAAATATATTATTACATCTATTGAAGGGTCTAGTGAGAAAAAAGATATTCGTGATTTTGTTGATAATTATCTTTTAGCTAAAGATTCTAAAGCATTAAGAGATTATATCAAAGAAATGCAACCAGATGTAGACTTATCTTTCTTTCCCAGCGACGGGGACAATCGAGTCAATATCCCAATTGGGGTTAACTTTTTTTGGCCTGACTTCTGATATAGTCCCCCAAGCTAGAGCTGCATTATTTAAGCAAATACATGAAATAGTATTTCATGGTAAAGGAGGATATGATTGGCACACCATATATAATATGCCAATATGGTTAAGAAAATTTACATTTAACGAAATTCAAAAGTTCTATCAAGAAGAAAAAGAATCTATTGAAAATGCTAAAAGTGGAAATCAAGGGAAAAAAACCTTAGTAGACCCCTCAGGCAAAGTAAATACTCCTGAATTTTTACAAGCTAACAAACAACACAAGAGGCCTGCAAAGTGGAAATAACCCTTGCAGGCTTCAATATTTATAATAAAATATTTGTAGATGGCTACCACTCCAGACCCTAAAAAATTGCAAGAAGTTAAAAAACTTTTAGATGATATAGCTAAAGGGTATGATATTTTAAGGCAAAAAAACCCATTTGACAAATTTGATACTCAAGGGATTCAAGATATAGATCAAACCATTGACCAACTTCAAATAGCTTTAGATGGAGTAAATGCTAAAGTTGAAGATTTTACTGAGTCCGTGAGTGAATCATATAATGCCTTTAAATCTATAGTAAGTGAAATTGGCAAACTTAACAAAGGTCTCCAAGAAAGTAAAAAAGCATACAGCATTTCAGCATCATTAGCACAAAAAATACGAGACCATGAATTAGGTATAACTAATTTATCTTCAAAACAATTAAAACAAGTCAAAGAAAAACTTGAATCCTCCAAACAAGATTTAAAATCAGCTACGTCTTTACTCCAAGAAGAAAGAAACCGTTTAAGAAATGGAAGAGAATTAAATCAATTAAGCGCTGATGAAGCCAAAAAATATGCAGATCTTACCAATCTTATTCAAGATAACATCCGAAATCTTTCCCAATCCAACGAAACCTACGGAAAGCTAAACTCCCAGATAGACGAGGCTATTATAAAGGAAAAAAAATTAGAAAAACAACTTGGTGTAACAGGTGCCGTTTTAAAAGGTATATCTAAAATCCCAATTTTAGGAGATTTATTTGATTCTACTGAGGCATTAGAAGAAATGGAAGATATTCTCCGCAAAGGTGGTTCTTCTGCAGAAGCTTTAAGTGCAGGATTCAAAAATATTGGATCTCAAATTAAAACAGGGCTTTTAAACCCTGCTAATGCTGTCCTAAACATTTTCACTAATTTAGTAGAGGCCATTAAAATTACAGATTCAGAAACAGGCGATATGGCCAAATCTATGAATCTGACTTATTCTGAGGCATTAAATGTTAGAAGAGAGTTAGGTGATATTGGGGCTCTTTCTATGGATGCCGCTGTTACCACAAAAGGTCTCCAAGAATCATACGTAGCTATTGGTCAATCTTTAGGGTCCAATGCTATGGCTAGTGAAGATACCCTTAAAACTTTTACAAAATTAAGAGAACAGGCTGGTTATACAAACGAGCAATTAGCAGAACTAAATAAGCTATCATTAGTTAACGGAAAATCATTAGAGGATAATACAAAAGAAATACTAGGGGGAGCTAAAGCATATGCTTCTCGTAAAGGTTTAGTTATAAACGAAAAACAAGTATTAAACGACGTTGTAAATGCTTCTGCTACTCTAAAGCTATCTTTAGGAGGAAGTGCAGACAAATTAGCAGAGGCAGCAGTAAAAACTAGAGCAGTTGGTATAAATCTTGAGACTGCTGCTAACATGGCAGAACAATTGCTTGATTTTGAATCTTCAATTGAAAATGAATTAAGTGCTGAATTACTTTTAGGTAAAGATTTAAACTTTGAAAAAGCAAGACAATTAGCTTTAAATAATGATATAGCAGGAGCTGCAGAAGAGATCGCAAAACAAGTAGGAACTTCTGCTGATTTTGCTAACATGAATGCTATCCAACAGGAAGCCATTGCTAAAGCAGCCGGCATGACTAAGGAACAGCTTGCCCAATCCTTAATGGATAAAGAAGCCCTTGCTAAACTCTCAGATGTTGAAGGAAAAGATGCGAAAGAAAAATTCGATAATCTAGTTAAGCAAGTTGGATTAGAGGAAGCCAAAAAACGTTTAGGAAATGACCAATTAGCCAATCAATATGCTCAACAATCAGTACAGGAACGTTTTACTCAAGCCGTTGAAAAATTAAAAGAAGTATTTATACAGGTTGCAGAACCTATATTAGCTATTGTTTCTCCATTAATGAACCTAGTATCCGCAGTATTACCGGCTATTAATGTCCTTCTACAACCTATTGTATTTGCCGCCCAATTACTTGCCGATACTTTTTCATATGTCTCCGAATTAATTACTTCATCTACCCCAGCACTTGTTGCTTTTGGTGCAGTATTAAGTGGAATTCTTATAACTCAACAAGCAATATCATTTCAAAAGAAACAAGGCTT